GACAGATTTGCTAGATTAGAAGACTTGTTACATCGTCTGATGGAAAAGTGAAGGTCTGGAATGGCAGAATGGGTTGTAGCATTTGTACTTATTATTTATCAAGGAGTAGGTGATGAGCGAAGACCACTGGCTAAAGATTTGCTTCACTTTCGTTCTGTTGATAGCTGTAATTATTTCGCAAAACAAATTACCAGAACCCACGGAAATTACCAGCATCTGGATTTAGTTGACCCTAGAGACAGAATTACCGCATACTGTGTACCGAGAGCAGTAGACCCCAGCAAAGTAAAGGTATACTAATGTTAGCCGAACTAGCCGCCGCCAACGCCGCCTTCGCTGTTATCAAGCAAGCGGTTCAGAACTCTGGTGACATTGCTAGGGCTGGTTCTGCTGTTGCCAAGTTTGTTGGTGCTAAAGAAGGTTTAGAGCAAAAGGTTAAGGGCAAGCACAAGGCATCTGCTGGTGGTAGTGACCTTGAGAAGTTTATGGCTTTAGAGGCTATCAAACAGCAAGAAGCAGAACTTAAACAGATTATGATATATATGGGCAGACCTAAGTTATGGTCTGACTGGCAAGCATTCCAAGCTGAAGAACGCAAGAAGAGGCGTGAGGCTGATTTAAAGGCTTACAGAAAAAAACAGTTTATTATTGAAGCATTTGTGATTATAGTTGCCATAGTATTGATGGTCGCAGTAGCAGGAACGGCGGCTTACTTATTGAGAGGGTAATATGTTAGGCGTTATTAACAATATTCTTGGTGGTGGTGATGTAATCAAGAAGGGATTAGACCTTATTGATGACATGCATACCAGTACAGAAGAAGAGATTAAGGCTAAGTCAAAAGCTAAGATAGATTTGATGGGGGCTTATGCCCCCTTTAAAATAGCACAAAGATATTTGGCTTTGATGTTTGGTGCAACATTTCTTGGCAGTTACCTTATTGTTTTAGGGATGACTATCTCAGGTTATGGCGACCCAGATTCGGTCACAAAAGTAATGGAACAATTTAGTATTAACTATGCAATGCTGATCATTCTTGGTTTTTATTTTGGTGGCGGTGTTGTTGACAGCTTCAAGGCTAAAAAATGATAGATGAATTAACAGAGATGGTTGCCGACCATGAAGGACTTCGGCTTGAGATGTACACAGATACAGTAGGCGTTCCGACAATTGGCTATGGGCATAATCTTCACACACCTATATCACTGGAAGCCGCGCAACAAATCTTGCGTGATGATATTGCAATTGCTGTTGGTGAGTTGGATGATCGCATGGATTGGTGGCGTGACTTGCCTCATAATGCACAATTAGTTGTTGCTTCCATGGTATTTAATCTTGGTTGGCCTAGGTTTTCTAGATTTAAGAAGATGATTGCGGCATTAGAAGATAGAGATTTTATTGGTGCGGCAGAAGAGATGGAAGATTCGCTTTGGTTTCAGCAAGTAAAATCTCGCGGTCATCATTTGAAACAACTTATGTTGGAGTGTCATGGATAATTATAAATTGGAAGAAGAAGCATATCTTTTAGTTCGGGAATATGGATCGAGAAGTGAAGCAATAAAAAACTCTGGCATTCCAAAAAGCACATTCAATGACAGATATCAAAGATATTTAACGCGAAAAAAATTATTAGAAAAGCCAAGCCAATATGAAACACCAGATGTTGTGCCTGATGATATACCAGTACAAGATATAGTAGATCAATTACATGGTAGATTTAAACAAAGAAAGAAGAATAAAGAATCTAAAAAATGGATAAAGATTAAAATGAAATCAGATGATCCTATTGGATTGCTCTGGTTTGGCGACCCTCACATAGATGACAACCATTGCGACTGGGATAACCTACGCTCTCATCTGTCTATATTGCGCGAGAACAGCAACATCTATGGGTGTTCGCTAGGTGACCACCAGAATAATTGGATAGGGCGTCTAGGACGCTTATATGGCGAACAAGACACATCTCACAAAACAGCATGGAAATTAGTTGAGTGGTTGATCCAAGAAATGAATCCTATGATTCTCATTGGCGGCAACCATGATATGTGGTCTGGTGCTGGTGATCCACTTAAATGGATGACCCAACCCCACACTATTAGAGAAGACTGGGAAGCTAGAATCGCTTTGGTTTTCCCAAACGGAAGAGAGTGCCGAATACATGCCGCTCATGATATGCCTGGTCATAGCCAATGGAATGCGTTGCATGCGCAAAACAAAATGGCTAGGTTCAAGTCTAATGCCCATCTGTATATAAGTGGACATAGACATAACTGGGCTTTGTCCCAAATCGAGTTGGTGGAAGAGGAAACCACAGCTTGGCTTGCCAGAGCGAGAGGTTATAAATTCCATGACACTTATGCTTTTGTCAAAGGCTTTGAACAACAAAACTTTGGGCAAGCAATTTTGCAAGTCATTGATCCTCATAACCCTAATCCTGTTTCGTGGAATCAGTGCTTTGCTGATCCTCATGATGGTGCGCAGTATCTTCGCTATCGGCAATCGCTTCTGCCGTAACAGCCGCATAACCAGCAATGTCTACCCATGAATCAATATGGTTAGGCGTTTCCATAATGCGACTAATCTTTACCATCATCATCATAATGCCAACATCATCGGCTTCAAAGTAAGTGCCAGTGTAACCGCCCCATAGTTCAGCTATGCGGTCAAAGTTTTCACTAGGTTTGCCGTAAGAATCTCCTCTATCAGCAACAGCTTTGGTTGCTTCTTGTAAGATATATTCTCTGGTTATCATTCCTCTACTCCTATTATTTCAATATCGCCAATACTATAACCGCAAGCTAACAATGCTGTTTGCCTTGCTCTTACTCTTTCTTCAGCTAATTTTTTTGCTTCATCAGGGCTAATTGCCGACACAGTTAATTCTTTATAGAACTCTGCTGTCATCATAACTTTATATGGGATGCGTAAGTGCTTTGGTGAGCCTGATCTTATGCGCGGTGTTTTGATTGCCATGATAATAAAGGGGGATAATGATTAGTTATCCCCCTCCCCCTTATTAGAATGGTGCGCTATCAGCCAATTCGTTATTAACTTGTGGTGCTGGTGCGGCTTGTTGTTGGTTGGTTTGTTTCTCTGATATCTTTAGAGAAAGATAATTTCCAGCAGATTCGCTACTATTACGCCATCCAGCCATCCTTAGGTTTTGTTTGTAAGGACCTGAATAATCTGGTGCTAAGGCATTACCACCTGTATCTGATTCGTTCTGATACAGAACACCTACTCTTTCATATACAGCTAAGACATCTTTGCCTTGATGATCTGTATCTTTGATGATGGCAATTCTATTTTTGTTTTGCTTATCATCTTGCACAGAACCTGTAAGGATTAGTGTTTGCTCTTCTTTGGGGGTAAATGCCGCCCCCTTGTTTGAATTATCGTACTCAGTCATTAGAATGCTCCTTTTGACTGTATCGGGTTACGGACTTCGCCTGTTTTAGAGGCGGCTAGATTGCCATCATCATCTTCTGATGGCAGACCAAACGCAGACTGCAAGCCATAGCGTTTGGCATAGGTTATGCCTGATCCCATCTTTTGTGGGTTAGACATGTCTGGTGTCATGACTGGTGTTCTGCTTACTAATTCTTCACCAGATACATGCATGATTTTTGTTCTTACAAATATTATATTCTCTTCAAAATCAATAAGTTGCGTGAAAGTTATACCATATTCTGTTGCAAGTCTAACTGTATCTATGACTTCTTCTAGCGTGGCATAATTAGATTTGAAATGTGGGTTTTTGCCAGACTTCTTTGCTGATGCGCCTGTGTTATGGAACGCAATTAAAGCTTCTGTCAAAGTTTTTGGTTGGACTTTTGTATTTGTTTTAGTATCATTGGGCATCATGTTCTCCTGACATGTGTTGTTAACGATGAGAAAAGGGGCAGTTTATTCTGCCTCTTTTTTTATTGCAATGCGGCATGCGCCACGTTTGTCCCTTTTGATTGATAGGAAATCACAATAGACTTCCCTTTCATTATCATTGATTAAAGAGCGTAGTTGTTTCTTTACAGCTTCATGATCTTTTGCGGCATCAATGGTGTTAACATAGTTATGTGCTAGGTCTACAAAGTAGTTGTCTTGGCTTGCATCTCTAGCAACCAATCCATCAATAGCAATGTTAGACCAATCTATTTTGTTTACACCAACGCCATCTACTGGTGGCTCTATTTGTGTTTCAACTATCTCCCAGAAATCCATCACTGTAGTATGAACCTTTTGCCAATAGTCATCATCAAAGTTGACACGACACCAGCCCCATTCATTCCCGAATATAACAGATAGAAAACATTCATGCGTGTTTGATAGGCGCATATATAGATGCAACTGAGGCATATAGTTTTCCAGCATATCCTTTATTGTTCTATTACTTGATGTATGTTTGCATTCAAGTATTGTATTTGGAACATATGAATCATCTGTTTGTATCAGCGCATCTACCTGTCCTTTGTATGGAACGCCATCTATATTTTTCTTGTACTCTTTTTGTTTCTCAACCACAGGATAGCCACCATGACGGCTAAACCAGTCAATATGGAAGTCTTCAGTGGCAACACCAAGATTAACACGGAACACATTAGATAAGTCATCAGGCTCTTTGCGTCCTGTTTTGATAAGCCATAGGTCATGCCAATCTCCCTTCATAATATTGTAGAGGTCACTACCTCCAATAAATCCTGTTCTATTCATGCTTACCTCCTACTGCATATATGCAACATAGCATTAATTATTTACATTTGTCTATTGAAAACTGTAATGCATCCAATAGTTTTTTGCGGTCAACATACCGCCAATATATTTCAGCATGGAACTCTGCATAGGTTGGCATAAACTTACAACTCTTTTCCACATGCTCAATTGCTTTGATGACAATGTCTGCTGGAAACTCTGACAACTTCTTAGCTATCATCTCAATCTTTAAGATAGCCATATCCATGTCCATGTTTGCTGGCAGTGTTATCAATGGCAACATCGCTGTGAGACGTTGCTCGATATCTGTGGTCGGCAACGTCACACAGCTTTGCAGTACAGTCTTGTATGCTTTTATTAGATTTTCTTTGTTGTCATCATTGATGGTGAATCTTTGTACGTTGAAATCTTTGTCATACTTTATCTGCAAAGTGACTAATGATTCCACGCATTTTATCACTTTGCTTGTTAGTGCTGAAGGCGTTTCTGTTGCCTCTGTTAGTCTGGCGAGTGCTTTGTTGCTTTGCGTATTCGACAGAGCGATAGCACCAGTTTCGATAGGCTCTTCCAATGTCTTCAAATCTGCTTCCCTTGGCAATGTGGTGATTGCGGAACTTATCTGTTTCAATGTCATGACTTACCTCCGATTGCTTCATAGACAATGCAAAATTAATTGATTCGATTAATTCATCTGATGGTTGCCAATCTTCTGGCACTCTTCCCCTTTTAGTTTTATTGTTTACTGGTAGTTTAGTGTCGCACTGTGCGACTAGGTTGTCGCTCTGTGCGACTACTAACTTGTACACTGTACTCTTTCCCTTCGTTCCATTTGTGCGTTGTATTAATCCTGCATTTTCTAGCAACAAAAGTTTTCTGCATACTGTTGCTTTATGCATGCCTGTTCTTTTAGCCAATGTATTTTGCGATGGAAAGCATGTGCCTTGTTCATTGGTATGATCGGCTAACACAACAAGTAACCATCTGCACAATGCATCTGGCGTGTCTGCCTTCATAGCCCATGCTATATGATGAAACATATATATACCTCCTACTGCACATATGCAGTTTAATATATGGTGTTGACAATATCAATACAGGGGATCATATTTATTTGTAGCAAGTAACTTTGTTATTACGCTCCTCCCTAACTTGGGTTGGTTAGGTTATACCTCCACCTAGCCAGCCCACTATTTTTTTAGCTAGTGGATTAGATATTTCAATGCATATAAATGCTGGTCCTCTTTTTTGTTTAAGCAAATATATATCTGCTGGTTGTTCATTATGTGTTTTAGTTAAGAAACTAAATCCCCTGCCATCAGCTTGATATTTGCTTTCACCTGTCACCACTCCTTCTTTGGTTTGGATGTGGATATCTCCGCTAAACTCTCCACCCAACTGTCCTGAGAGGGGGGTTCTTTTCGCTTGGCAACCCTTTTCCGTGAACCATTTGACCCACCACCTTTCGTGGTAACTGCCCTTGTTGCGCTGAGATGTTCCCATCCATGTACCTCCATGCATTTAATACAGTAAATTGCGCCAGTCATAAGCATAACATAATAGCGTGTCATAACATGACAATATTCACAAGCGGCTGGCATGCACTTGTTTTTATTGGATTTTGATCTTCGCGCCAAGAGCATCTGCCCAGCATGAGAACATGAACCCAGACGGTACACGCTTATGCTGTTCCCATTTATGAACTAATGAAGGATGGCAACCTATCTTAAATGCTAGTTGCTCTTGTGATAGCCCTTGTGATGTTCGGATATCAACTAACTGTTTTATGATATCTTTCCAACTATTGGTTATCGTCATTGGCGTTTTGTAATGCGTGAAACTTGATCGCATCTGACACCTTTCGCGCTGTTGCCAGTCGTAAATCGCACCCTTGTTTTGCTCTATAATATGTAGATGTTGGGATATTCGCTCTCTTGAATGCCTCAATCAAACGAACACCCATCCCATCTGCTTGCTTTTCTAATTGCTGTATATAACTAAACATACATTATGCGTAATGCATATATGCATAATTATCAAGCACTCTTTTTTGAATTAGGTTCTTTTGTAATCCAGATTACCCATCCTTCGGGTAGCACTCTAGTTACAGTTTCAAAACCCTTGGTGCGTAAGCAACGCCTTACATTATCAAACTTTTTATGTTCTTCAAAATGTAAGCTGTTTCCTACTTTCAATGTGTTAAGCCAGTTCCATTTGCC